GGCTGCGGCCTTTACTGTGCAGTCAATAGTTCAATTTGGAGCATCCGTTGTTGATACAACGAGGAAGGTTGAGCTTATGCAAAACCGACTTGCTTTTGTGTTTGGCAGCGTTACCGGTGGGCGAGAGGCATTTGAAAGGCTCTACGATGTTTCACAAAAACTTGGTATAGGATTCCAAGAACTTGGCGATGGCTTTGCGGGTTTTGCGATTGCCGCAAAAATGGCCGGGTTCTCGGCCAAAGAGTCCGAAGGAATGTTTACCAAGGTGGCGATTTCATTGCGTGGAGCAGGGGCTGGTTCGCTTCAAACCCAACGAGCCTTCTACGCCCTGCAACAAATGCTCTCCAAAGGCGTGGTTGCTGCGGAAGAATTGCGTAGGCAGTTGGGTGAAGCCTTGCCGGGCGCATCCGACTTGATGACTAAAGCATACAACCGCCTTCACCCTGCTCAACAAGTCACCAACCTTGAGTTCACGAAACTGCTTGAAAGCGGGAAAATCATTTCTGCTGAGATATTGCCGGAAATGGCAAATGTGCTGGAGGAAACCTTTGCCCCTGCGGTTGCGGGTAAATCAGGATCTTTAGACGCATCCATAACCAGGGTAACTAACTCTTGGGAAAGATTCAAGTTGGCTCTTGGAGAAGCGGATTTTCAAAACGTTATCACCTTTACGAGAGAACTTACTGAAACGATAGACTTATTGAGTCTTGCTTTAACGAATGAAAGACTTAATATATTTGAAAGGATTGGGGTTGCCGCGCAGGGGATATTTAATCCTGCGGCAAAAGACATAATAACTGCGCAGCTTTACACGGAAAAGTTATTGAATCAGCAATTAATAAAGCAACAATCCATAGTTTATGCACTATCAGGTGAATATGAAAAAATAGGAGACGCAACAGAAGCAAATTCTATTGCCGTTGAAATGCTAAACAAAAAAGCGGCATCGTCTCAGCAACAATTCAACAAATTAACGCTTGACCAACTTGAGGAAAAGAGAGAAAGTCTTGCAGAAGAACTGAAGGACACCGAGCATTTACTTGGCCTTGGAAGAGAAGGAACGGATCAGCTTAAAGTCAAAGGGAAAGCCTATCAAATGATTTTGGATAGGATGGAAGAGATACGGATAAAAAATAAGGAAACGGAAAAGCAAGAATTAGATGCTATTGCAGCAGCTAAAGAACGCGTTGCCTTGGAGGAAACAAGATTGCTTAAAACCACCGAAGGAACTGCGGCTTATTACACGCAACTCATAAAAGTTATTGAGGCTCGCAAGGACTTGGTGAGACTTGAGAAGGCCGATACGCCAAAGCAAATGGGCCTTGACATTGCGAAACTTGACAAAGACCTCAATAAGGCCAAGAAGATGATTTCATCCTTCACTCCCGAAATGGCCGACATCGTGGAGGAAGGCGTTTATGTTCCAAGCGTAGAAGCCCTTGAAAGACTTAGCAAGGAAATCAAAGACCTGACAAAGCAGCAGTTGGAAGACCGCGCTGCCGCCATTCAAACCGAGATTCAGTTCCACGAAGAAGGCACGGATAGGAGGCTTGAGTTGGAGAAAGCGTTGGTAATGGCAAAGGCCAACCTTGCCGCCAAGGAGGCCGAGATTCAAGGCAAGACAGCCAAAGAGATTGAGGCCATCTTTGCCAAAGCCAACATTGAAATCGCAGGCCTTGACAAGAAGTTCTACGATAAAAAGAGGGAAGAGGCCGAAGACTATGCCGATTTCTACAAACGATTGCAGGATGGCCTGGATGGTTATGAAGGCAATTCCCTGCAAAAAAGGCTCAAGGCGATTCGTAAATACTACGGTGAATTGATTGCCGAAGCCAAAGTTTATGGAAGGACGAAAGAGGAAATTGACGCCCTTAACGCAAACAGGGATAAAGCCATTTTACAAGAGAACCTTAAAGAGGTCAACAAGTTCGTGAATACCGCTGCTGGCATCTACGGTCAGTTCACCCAGATTCAGCAGATGGAGTACGAAAACCAAAAGGTTGCCCTTGACAACAAACTTGCGCAAGGCCTTATCTCCGAAGAAGAATATAACAGACAAGTCGTTGAGATTGAGAAAAAGCGTTTTGAGCAGAACAAACAAACTCAAAAAGTTGAGGTTCTCATAAACACCGCCTCAGCGATTGCGAGAGCATTTGCGGATCTTGGCCCGGTTGGTGGAGCGATTGCTGCTTTTGCGCTTGGCGCAATGTCCATAAAGCAAATCAGCGCGATTGACTCCGCTCAATTCCCGCAGGCATTTAAGGACGGTGTGATTGACCTCAAAGGCCCAGGCACGGAGACATCCGACAGCATCCCTGCCAGGCTATCCCGTGGCGAATCTGTAATGACCGCAGAAGAAACGAAGCGGTACAAACCCGTCCTTCAGGCCATTCGGGATGGGGAATTTGAGGCGTTTGTGGCGAAGAAATACACCGGAGCAATGGCGATAAATCGGGAGCAAGGCTCGTTTGCCCAAAATGTCACCAACTCTCTTGATATGAACAATGCAGAGGTGGTTGACGCAATTCGCAGAAACAAGAGCGTGAAGATTGCAAATTGGGATGACTTCAGCAAGATTATGAGCAAGCCTAAAACGGCCCACAAAGTTTACAGAAGGAGGGCTTGGTAATGGCGAGTTTCACCGTTATTCTGGATGGTCAGACCTTGACCAACGAACCGATGGGGTTGCAGGATGCCGCCATCTCTATTAAGCGAAATGAGGATTTTCCGGGTTTGTTTACCACAATGGTATCTGACTTGGAGTTTTGGGGCGATGGATACGACATACTTTACTCTTTTTATTCAAACAATGACTTATGCGTTAGAATTGATTGCAGAATTATTGAAGACTGTGACAATGGGCTTGATTTTGACGGTATAATATACCTAAATGATGTTGAGTTTAATTCCTATAAGTGCATTGCGACTTGTTCGGTAGAGGACAATACCGCTCAAGGGAGGATACTTAGGCTTAAAGACGCATTGGTTCCAATTAACTCTGTTAATCAAAGCACGATTAACGGAGAATCTTTGGCAAATTGCATAAGCTATCAGTTTAACACAAATGGTGTTTACGGAAACAGGTTTGCCTTTAAGGTCTTTGATTTACTTCAATACGTTTTAAGGTACATAACCGATAACGATGTCACTTTGGTGAGCGACTTTCTGACTTCGCAAAATTACCGCCCACAAAAATTGAGAGTAAAATGTGCCTTTAACACAAACGGATTTCCCATTCAAGCAACCTGGAATGACCCTTATGGGAATATCATCGTAAGAACATTAGGCGGCCCTGCTCTTTTTTCGGTGGTTGATGATGCAACATACGCTCAGGCTGTTGCGACAATGCTCAACCAACAAGTGTTTACGGACTCAGGAGGAAACAGTTATCAGGACATTGTATTTCCGTATTCGGCAAGAACGGACTCTGAAATTAACCCCGTTACGGGCAATGTGGAGCATTTTGTGGACATATATTTTTACCACCAAACATCCATAAGCATCACCTGCCTTGGGGGGCCAAGCACGATCACGCTTGTTTCATCGGTTGATGCTACTTATGGGGCAAAAAATCTTTATGCGACCAATGTTTCTATGATAGAGCCAGCGGTTTCAATGCCATCCATTTCCTTGTCAAACTTGTTTTTGGGCCTTCACGCCTTTTACAATTTAAGTATGTCGTTTTTTAGGGTTGGAGGGAATCTTTATTTAAGGGTTGAAAATCAACCGTATTATTTTTCCAACAGCGAATCGGTATCTCTTTCAAGCGTTAAAGACGTAATGCTAAAAACCGAGAATCCATTGGTGTTCTCGTCTATTAATTACTCAAACCCAACTCTTAGCAATACCTCCGTGTTTTACCAAGATGCAGGGTATGTTTCAAATGAGTGTTCAGAAAACGAGGCGGGGGTGTCTAATTACTTTCTTATACCAAACGACTCTTACAATGGAATTGTGTCAGACCCGAAACCAGCGGGCGGTCTTTCAAAGGGATTTGTGTCAACCCAAGAGAACAAATGGCTATTGTTTGAAGAAGACACCGATAACTTAACGACCCCCAAAACCATATTGAATATGGTTCAAACAGGAACCATTAGCAGCATATATCAACAAAACGCATTAATTACCGACCCAATAGCATTCACTTATGCCGGGTCGTGCATCCATCCATTTGTTGCAAGAAACTTTTTGTTTCGTGCGCCAAGCGGTCTGCGCTATGCTGGGTATTTGTTGACCAACAACCTGCCGATTAAGATAGCCAAATCGCTCTCCTTTGAATACCCATTGAGCAGAGCGGAGTTCAATCAAATCAACAACAATACAACCAAATACATCGTTGTGAATGGCACTCGCGGGTGGATTATGAGCGTTGAGCATAATCTTAAAACAGGAATGACTACCTTTGAACTTCTAACGGAATGATAGCTCCAAATCAACCTTTTGACCAAGTTCCATTTACACTTGGAAATTCAATAACTCCATCAAATTGGAACTCACTTGCGACCAATCCAACGCCAGCAGGAGGGGGTTATTACTTAAACTCTGAGCTTACAACAAATCCATTTGTCCAAGGGAGTGCGTTGGTGTTCAATCAGTCATCTTTAACATTTCCATACAGAGTTTACGCAAGCTATATCTATCCGCAACCCATTGCGTGTGATTATGCGCTAATGACGTTTGTGGTAGAGAATTTCGCATACAGCTCATCTTCGGCTCCAACAAGTCCAAATACTTATGCTGCGGTAAAGGGATTGACAGAGGTGCGGATTACAGGCAATGGCGTTTACAGAGTTCCTATTGTAATTAATCCTTTGCCAAGCTCGGCAGACTCTATATCGTCTGCTACAAACAACAACCGAGGAACAAATTTCATAATAGAAATCAACTCGGTTAATGCAAATCAAACGCCTCAATTCAGGATAACGAACATAACCATACAATGTATTTATGTTGATGAAAACTGCACAAACTGCAAGACGGGCGATTACCAGCAGCCTCTTTTAATCTCTGACAATCCTAATAGTGCAAATCAGTTTACAACCGAGGAATTGAGCTTGCAGGTTTTGGATGGCTATTGCGGAAACGTCCTGCAAAATTCCAATTTTGAGATTTTATTTCCCTCAACGGCAAATCCGAATTTTGCGATGTACTCCCTTAACGATGGGGTACTCAATGCGCAGAGAACAATAATAGGGGGCTTTAATACAGTAGTTGGCGCACCTGACTATATTAGAAAAGAAGTCGTTTTCAGCTATGATATCGCATTAGTAAGCTGGGTAACATTAGGGGGGCCTTACGTTGGCAATGTCCCAGGTGCTAAAAACGCACTTAAGTTCGTAAATCCTTCTATATCGTCTTTAAGCACTCCATTTAATGAACTAAACACCGTATATCGTGTGCGGTTTTATCTTGACGGTTATGGAAACGTGAACAACGGAAACCCTCTTTTTTCTACGCAAATAACCATAGCGGTAAAAGACTTGAGTGGGAATGTTGGGGAGATAGGGAAAATAGTTTACACGGATAATGTAAGGGCAGGATATTATGAGGCGTATTATACGATTGGTAGCTCTACATCGGGGTTTGGGAATTTATTGATATATAGTGACACATTAAATAATTCTGGAGCTACTAACTTTTCATACAAAATATCCGAACTAACCATATCAAAATTAACGACCCATATTTTTACAGCAATTCCTAATTTCAGGACATCAATTCTTGTTCCAGGCATTCCTGGTGGCTATTGGTCTCCTTTTTATGAAACCGTGACAGTATCTCAGCGTGTGTCACGCAATTACTCCGACACAGTTCCGCAAATAATTTCTGACGGAGTTTATTATTACTACAAATTCAATATCAATAAAGCCAACAATCTTGCGGTTGATAATCCTTGTTTTAGAATTTTGATTACGCAGGACAAGTGCTTTAATACGATGCTTCCTCCCACCGCCTATGCCTCAGATCTTGATGTGGCCTTGACGAGCGAATACACATTTATCCAAGACCCTTGCAACACCTTAAGGATAAAGGCATCGCAGGATTCATCTGAAAGCAAAGAGGCGTGTGCTTTTGGCTTTACCTATCCCACCATTGACGAGGATGCAACTCCTGCTATTACGGAGTGGTATCACCTGACAAGGATTTACGGAGAGCTTCGCAATCCGCAGTACGATGGGGAGATGGTGAGCTATCAGGATAGCAGGGGCAAGAAAATCGTTGTATATGCGGAGAGTAGGGAGTTCTTGGAAATGGTGGTGAACCTATCGCCTAAGTACGTTCACAACTTCCTGCGATTGGCGTGTCGGCACGATTTGTTTTCTATTAACGACAGCAACGAGGCAAACTTCTATTTTACTCGTTCCGAGACTTATTCGCCTACTTGGATTCGCACAAGGCTTGTTGCTCCTGCGTTTTTGGAAATTGAGGTGAAGGAGCAAGATTTAAGGAAAGAGCTTTGCTGTGCGGGATTGGCGGTTGATGAATCAGATTCTGGGCAAAGATTACCTGATCCAGAGCAACCCTATGTGGTTTATGGCCCTGATTCAGGTGGGGGAGACGAATCGGACACCATCTTTGACTTGACTTTTGACTTAACCTTTGAATAGTGTATCTTTGCCTTACAATCGTGCGATGTGGCCTGTCTGCCATCCAATGACAAACTCAAAATCCTTTCAATTTTAATCAAATGGCTTATTTAGAATATGGCTGTACCGCTTTGCCAGACCACGAACTCGTACTTTGTGGCGCATACAATCGGGGAGGCATTTCTGCGATAGGTATTCTTGAGGAAGACGCTTTCGGTACAGGTGCAACTTTTGCGACCGCTGCCGATTGGAGCAATGGTACGAAATACACTACTGCTATCAATGCAGGAGACCTCAAGATTATCAAGAACATTCGCGGAACTGTGCCTGACGCATCTCCCGTAGATGTGGACAATCCCGTTGGATGTGGCCCAACAAGCCTCTTGGCCGGGTTTGACTTCACCGCCACTTGGATGGATGCCAACACGACCGATGGCACTATTGACTTTTATGGCGCTCTGAACAAGCGCGTAACGGGCTTGGTTCTGTACCTGTGTGGATCTAACGAGGTTATGGTGATTACCCAACCCGTGAACTACGTCTGTTTGCCTGTGAACGTCCCTGCTTCCAACAAGGAGCTTCAGATGTTCAACTGCACCGCTCGTGCTTCCCTCGGCCCAGACCAACTGCCTCAGAAGTACCCTGCGCCTTCCAACGCAGACGCTATCTTCGGGGCGTAATTGCTCGGTAAAGCAAAAGAATCCTCGGCCAATGGTCGGGGATTTTTTTTGGAATGACCTATATTTGCACAAATGAGTGAACAAACAACAGGCATCGTGATAATGGCCTTCGGAAAGGCGGCCTATCACGAAATGGCATACAACTTCGCCCTATCGGTCAAACACTTTGACAATGACATTCCGATTC